CGGGATTCGCAGCAAGCCCCGGCGCATAGGTCGCAGGCGTTCAAAGGGCGTCGTCCTCCGCGGTGCTGTCCTCGAGGGCGAAGGTCACGGCCTTCGCGTGTTGCAGGGCCTCCTCGGCGAGGCGCTCGCATTCCTCGAGCTGATTGCGGAGGCAACGCAGGGACACGACCGCGGCGTGTGCCCGGTCATAGAAGGCCTTCACGTCGTAGGCCTCCGCGAGGGTGTCGGGGTTGAGGCGGTCAATCTCCTCGCGGGCGAGGTCGGCGCATTGGCTGACGCGGGTGTAGTCGCTGATCGTGTCGGCCCGGGCGGCGCGGTCGGACAACTTGCCCAGGGCGTCGGCGGACTGCATCAGGAGGCCGCGGATGTAGTCGTGGTTCGTCATGTCAGAAGGTGACCTCGGTGATGGTCTTTCCGTCGGTGAAGAAGAAGCGCACGTTCGACCGGGCGAGGCTCGGGAGGGTGTTACGCTTCCAATCGGAAAGGTTCGCGTCGAAGACCTTGCGGGACTTGGCGAAGACCTCGGCGTAGGGGATGCCGTCCAGGATGAGCAGCAGGACGAAGGGATAGCCGGCGGAGGCGGCGGCCTTGACGACGCCCGAGGGCACGAGGATGGGCTTCTTGACGGGCTTCACGGGACGAAGGCGATGTGGCGCTCGAGGAAGCGGATGAGCTCGACGAGGAGCAGGGCGGTCAGGATGCCGGCGGAGAAGCCCAGCCAGAAGCGGTCGACGTTCACTTGGTCAGGGGGCGTGTGCCCGGTTGGGTGGACGCCGGAGCCGAGAAGGCGGTCGGCTTGGAGGAGGAGGCGCCGTCGTCGTCGAGGTCGGTGGCGATGCCGCAAGCGGTCTGGATGGACTGGCGGCGAAGGTAGGTGATGGCGCTGCCGATCTGCTGCGGGGTCAGCCCTTCGGCCTTCACGGACAGGCGGCCCGAGGGGAAGGTCGTGCCGTCGATGTGGCGGAAGGCGGTGAAGACGGTGACCTTGCCCTCCTCGCTGTCGAGGGTCTGGACGATGGCGAGGCGGTGCTTCGCGGCGACGGCCTTGACGGTCTCGAGCACCTCGGCGAGGGAGGCGTAGCGGGACTTGAAGGCCGGGTTGACGCGGTCGGCGTGGACGTTGCCGACGTCGTTCAGGAAGTTGACCAGGTCGGAGTTGGGGCTGTGGGGGGTGCTCATGGGAAGATTAGTCGGCCTTCGGCTTTTCGACGAGGGTCATCAGGTCTTCGCGGGCGATGCGCTGGAGGTCGCCGTTGATGATCGGGTTGTAGTATTCCTTGCCGTTGTAGACGGAGACCTTGAGGAGGCGGGCCAAGCGGTTGTCGGGCAGGATGACGTAGGAGGTGCCCGGGGCTTCGCGGATGGCGACGACCTCGGCGGGGGAATTGGTCTTCTTCTTGATCATAGGGAAAGTCAGTTGATAGCGCCGCGCTTGGCGGCATCGAGGATGAGCAGGGCGTCGGCGTTCCAGAGCGTGACGTCGACGGTGGGAAAGAGCTCAGCGGCCCGGGCCTTGAGGACGTTCTTCCATTCGGTCGTCGAGCGCTCGCCCTTCGTGCCGCAGGTGTGCGCCTTCTGCCAGATCGCGGGGCGGACGCGGTGCATCTTCCAGCCGAGGCAGACCGCGGCACCGTAGAGGACGCCGGTGTTCCACATCAGTTTGCCGATGGCCGAGCCTGGGATGTTCTTGCCGGCGAAAAGGGGCGGCTCCTCAAGGTAGCAGTCGATTTCCTTCGCGGTGTTGGAGACTTCGACGAGGAAGGAAACAACCTCGAAATCAGTCCCCGGCATCTTCTGCACCGTGACGACCCCGTCCCGATCCAATAGGGCGAGGCCGCCGTTCACGCCTGGGTCGATTGCTACGATGAGGGCCACGAGCAAGGACATTGCACGGCCTCAAATCCCTTGAAAGAAATAAACTAGCGACGGGCGATATTGCCGACGCGGCGAGCGTAGTCGGCCCGGGCGGTCGGGGCGTTCGACAGGCGGAAGCCGATGTCGGCGGCGCCGGTGAAGCCGAGGTTCCAGCAGAGGGCCAGACACTCGGGGGAGGGGTTAGGTATGCCCCGGGCGGTCAAGCGGCCTCTGAGGGCCCGCAGATAGGCAAGGGCGACCATGTCCTGGGCGAGCGGGGAACGCCATTGCCAGCGGGGGAAGGTCGGTCGGCCTTCGCGGAGAAGCTGCGCGTTGCCGTCGGCCCACGCCTCGGGGTGCATTTGGTACAGCCCGAGGGCCGCCCCGCCGTCGCCACGCTGGAGGCGCTCGCCGCCCTCGACCTGACCGATCGCGTGGAGGATGCGGGCGTCGGACTGGGCGTTGGCAGCGCAACCGAGCAGGAGCAGGGCGACGAGGGGGACGGGGCTCACGGGCGGCGGGGGATGAAGGAGCCCTCGATGGTGACCTCCGCGATGCGGTAGGAGAAGGTCAGCCCGATGCAGTCACCGGCCCCGACGTAGGGCTTGATGCTGATCTCGTCGGCGCCGTCGGTCGTCATCAGCACGGAGTAGTCGCGGATGAGGCGCTCGACGTGGGGCAGGGCGAACTTGGCGCGGGCGTAGTCGCCGGTGATGATGCGCTCGTTGATGTGGTAGACCTCGGTCGCCAGCGAGTTGAAGGCGGGGAGGTGGCAGAAGCGTCCGACGTCGCTCACGACTGCTTGCCCTCCTTGGCTTCCTGCCACAAGCGACAGTAGCGGTCAGCCTCCTCACGAACCAGCAGGTTTTCGGATTGGAGATGCTCGACCTCGGCCTTTAGGCGGGCGATTTCCTTTTCCTTTTCGAGAAGCACATTGACGGCTCTCCCTACGGCATCGTTGCTACCTTCTGGCTGGATGCCTGTATTAAGCCGCTCGACCTCGGCCTTGAGGCGGGCGTTCTCTTTGTCGAACGCCTCCAGGCATTCGGCCTGACATTCGGACTTCTCCTTGAGGCGGCGGCATTCCGCTTGCGAGGCGTTGATGGTCTTATCCATCTCGGCGACCAGCGCCAGGGCCTTGACCATCTCGGCCCACTTCTCGGGCTCGACCGGGATGAACTTACCCACGGGGGCGCTCCTCCATCTCGCGGATCACGCGCTCGTTGTGCAGGGCGACGGCGTGGGCCCGCTCGGCCTTGGCGACCCAATGGAGGCGGCTGGCCTCGGCGTTGCGCAGGGCGAGGTCGAGGCGGTCGTTCTGGGTCTTCAGCGCCGCGACGATGCTGGACAGCGTCCGGGCCGTCGACCAGGGCGACAGCCACCAGAGGCGGGGCAGGGTGTTTCCTTTGATGGTGAACATATCCGGGTGATGTGAGGCGGGGTCGGGCATCAGCGGGTCGAGTAGGGGGCGCGGGGCTGGACGTTCGTCCACTTGATGCCGAGAAGCTCCAGCCAGTTCCGGAGGAGCGGGACGGAGATGCCGAGGGCCTCGGCGGCGTCCTTCTGGGACTTGCCCGCGGCGTTGAGGGCCACGAGGCGGGGGTGCTGCACGGCGAGGCGCTGGGCGAAGTCCGGGCGGACGGGGCGGCAGAGGGTGAACGGCTTGGCGTTGATGGTGATGACGGACTGGGTGGCTAGCGTTTTGGGCATGGTGTTGGGTGGTGGGAGATTAGATGTTGGGTCTGTCAAAGAAGTTAAGGTCGGAAAAATCTTCAGAGAAAAGCATCGGGGTCTTTTCGTTTAGGTCGATTTTCCAAAGATTAATGTCGTCGCTAGCTTTAAATCCGACGTGGTTGATTTTACCTTTTTCCCATACCCCATAACGAACAAAGCCCAAGGCCTTCCAAAACTTATTTGAGTCAAGGTCGGTTCGGCATCTCAATGTTAAGCCTGCCCGGTTGAATGTCTCGCAGAACTGTCGGCAAACATCCAAGAGGGCGGTTCCATAATGAAGCCGCCTTGCATCATTTCGCACGGCAATCTGCTGTATTTTTGCATAACGAAGGACGCCCATCCCTGGCGTAATCAGAACATAGCCAACCGCGTCATTGTTTGCTTCACAAATCAAGACCACGAAGTTGCGCTCGCCGCCGAATACATACTTATCCCAGATTGTTTTTTG